ATCGCAATGACATCCCACTGGTCTGGTGTTATTTCTAGGGCAGGTCCAATTACATGGTCTAATCTGTATCTTTTATAACAAGGTTTTGCCCACCTTAATTTTGCAGTCTTACTTAATATCTCCCATGTAATACGAATCTTATTTGTCATATCATTTGCCTCTTCATCATCTTGAACGATGTATTGATACAACTCTTTCAATAATAATACTCTATATCTAGGTGCCAAGTAATGAAAATTTAAACCTGAGAATGAATTAGAGTCTGAATCAATAACTAATACCACAGGAAATATATCATAGTAAGGCAATGTGTCTCTGTATTTTGGTTGATAGAAATAAGTATAGAAACGACCAGTTAGAATTCTTCTAGTCTTGTCTAAAGGTGCAGTTCGCATAAACTCTCTTGCACTAATTCTTACAGACCTCATTTGTTCTTGATACCATCTGAGAGCTTCTTCTGATCTGACTGCATATTCAGAAGGAGTTTCTTTTATGAGTCTAGATAATATATCTAGATTCTCTTCTCCACGATCTCTTCTTACTGATGTGTATTTTTGTTGGGTATCGGCCATACCCTTATTTATGCTATTTGTGTTTAGTTTTTCTTGGAATTATTTTGGTTTTATCTTTATGCAACTGAGTAGATGCATGAGGTGGTGTTTTCTTCCTTGCCTTAGGTCTTTTTTCGCCGAAGATTTGTTCCCAAGCTTTATCGTATTCGTTATTAGATATAACTTGTGGTCTTCGTTTACTTCCCTTACCCATAACGAGTACCATCATCCTTCTCGATAGGAGCATCGTAATAGTTTTTCAAAGGTGTTTGATTGACAAAGAATATATAAAGCGCTCCTAGAATGAATCCTAACGCCAATATTGTAGACAATAGGCGTCTTCTAATTATACGCTTCTCTCTCTTACTTCTCATTACTTTCTTCTGTAAGATTTTAATTCTGATCTACGAGCATCAAGTTTCTTTTTTCTCTTGATTGCTTGATTACGCTGATTTCTTTTACTGGCAGGTTTTTCATAGTATTCTCTATCTCGACATTCTTTTACTATGCCTTTTCTATCACATGCCTTTTTAAATCTTCGTAACATACGGTCGAAAGATTCGACTTGTCTTGTTTTAGGATTTAGTTTTGGTTTCACTATTGTCATATTTATTATTATAAGTGTGTAGTCGCCCCATACTTTTATAGCAACCTCGCTCTACACCAGATAACACCGCATCAGTTCTTGTTATCTTTTCCCCTACTATGATACCCCCATATCCACGGTCATAGTCAGTTGTAGCAAACACGGACACATATTATACACTACAACTCCCTAATAAAAAACTTACTCAGTGGCAAGTTTTTTAAAGTAATCCATCGCTTCGTCTCCCTCTGAATCACCAACTGTGGAAGATTCTGCTGATGCGATTACGGGTTCGTCTGCTACTGTTTCAGTATTGACATTAGACCAAGGCACTTCTTCAAGGTCTTCAGCAACTGACTCAGCAGTAGATGTGCTTACCTCACCAGATAAACCTAATACTCTATCAAGTTTTTCTTTCAGTTCGTCATATGACTTGAACTGGTCTGGTGCAATAATTGAAGATAAAGGACTCAGCGTAGTATATATATCATTCAGCTGATTTTCATCTTCAAAAAGTGGTGCAGGACTATCAAACTCAGACTTGTCATAGTTCCAATAACCATCAACTTTTCTGATTTTAATTTTGAAGTTTGCACCCTCACCTCTTAGATCAAAAGGATTTATGGCAGCTTCATCTTCAAATGCTGGCGAGATTGCCTCTTTCAACATTTCAAAAATCTTTTTACCATAACGGTACATGAATACCTTTCCTTCGTTCTCAGGATGTTTAGGGTCTGAAACAACATAGATGTTAGACACATAGTGAAGTCTACGCTTCTGCTTTCTTGCCTGTTCTCTGTTTGCTTCGATGTTAGTGTTCCACAACTGAGTGTTGTATTCACTAACAGGATCATTTTTACTGAGAGTCGTTAAAGACTTCTCAATATACCAACCGCCAGGTCCTTGGAAACCATGGTCGAAGTAAGACACCCATGGCATCTCTTCGTTTTCTGGTGTTGGTAAGAATCTAACTATTGCATAACCATTACCTGATTTATCAAGTTCTGGTTTCCAATATTTATCATCATCGTAGGATTTTTTCTCACCTTGTGTAGGTGATGCAGACTCCATTGCCTGCCTTAATTTATCTAAAGATGTAGACATTTTATTATACTCCTTATCGCATTGTATTGCATTGTATTTGCATTTTATCGCATCTTATTAAAGTTCAGATTCAAAACACGCTGTGCCTAGAATCCACCTATCTTCGATATTTAACCGAGATACTATATCAGTATATTCGATTTTATCGAATCCGTCAATAGAGTTTTTGAAATATAACTCTACATCTGGATAGTCCTTATTTATGTGTTCCAGCAATGCTACAAATTGTGCCTGCTGAGGTTTTCCCACACCTGAATTTTGTTCTGTGTATGTCTCGTTGTATGTATAACAGTCTTTTGGTCCATATATATTTTGTAGATCACCGTATTGTAATGAATCGTAACCTGCAAGACATATCTTCTTATGACCATGATGCACTGCATAACCTAATGCATAGATGCCACAAAAGGTGTTCTTGAGCAATTCATTTGTATATATAACTATGTTGTTTGCCTCCGCAGAGGAATATCCAATCATATATGTTCTCTGTCCTTCGCCTCGATAATCTTCTCCTTGCACTACGAATCTATCATCCCCCTCGACTCGATTTTCGATTACTTCACCTGGTAGTCCGAACTTCATAATGTCAAACATATCCATAGGCAGTTCGTTCCATTCACCAACACAAACGGGATGTTTCTTGTAGTATTGGTCTGTAATCATTTCGTTTTGTGGGGCGACATCTTGCACGAATAGTAAATCAGGTGTATGGTCTCTGTAAACCATATTCATTCCCCACCAGTTATCGAGTGTATCTAAATCTAAAGTCTTTCGACTTGGTCCGTTTCCTACTAAGTAGAGCATAGTTCTATTAATTTCTTTTTGTATCTGTTCTGATCATAAGATAAGAATGATTTGTATTTGTCTATTCTATGATGCACACCAGGATATACGATGTTCTCTGATATGAGTTTCTTCCAAGATTTACTGTAGTCTGTAATCTCATCTAGTATACACATAGTTTCGAGAGATATTTTTTTACCTAAAAACTGTTTAAGCAAATGTGGGTGTTGACCACCTGTGCAAGTGAGAACTTCTTGTATTGTTTTCTTTTCTAATAATTGTTTTACTTCTTGTTCAAACATGTGCGAAAGTTTTTGTCTTCTCTTACGCCACTCTGTATATCTCTCTTCTGCTTCTCGTTCTAGAAGTTCACCTGCCCAATAATCACCTTGTGATAAGTTTGCAATGTAGAAGTCTATGAGTTTATCTTTGTATTTTCTTGCCAGTTTAGCAAAGTGAAACTTGTCTTTTCGTTTCATGAACGAAGACAAGTCCGCCTTTACATGACCATTGTATTGCACAAAGTTATAGTTCTCACTATTGAAGTGCAACTTCATCGCAAGATACAATTGATAACTATCAAATCCTTCTCGACTTGACATTACTGATTTACTATAATCTTTTTCTTTTTAGGTGTTGCAATGCCACTCACTGCTGTATTATATGCATTGACTATATCATCGTTAGTCTCTGTCATGAATACATAGTTTTGTATTCTTACATTTGTAGGGTTCACGATACCTGTCACTGCTATACCTTTAGCAAAACCCATTTTGCCGTCTGGACCATTTACGATGATTCTAGGGTCTGATAGTTCAACACCATTTTTATCATCAACTAATTTACCAATATACTCACCACTCATAGTGATTACTGATACTATATCACCTTTCTTCATATTTACTCCTTACTCATGAAAGTTGCCAAAGAACCTCTACTGGCTTTTTGACGATTAATTAATTTTAAACTCTCTGCTTCTGCTTCAAGTTTTTCTCTCAGAGGTACCGATAGTAATCTTTTGGCACCCTCTGGTTCTACATTATTAACTTCACAGACTTTAAGTATTGCACTCATTACATCTGTTCTGTTACCTATTATAAGTCTTTCAACTTGTTCTGTAAACTCTTTTCTTGTTATCATTTTATAAACTCATTTTCTCTAAACCACAAATTGAAAGCATACTTATCTCCCTTTAACACAGGAAGACCTGCATGTTGAGATTTGATTTCTCTCTTAGTTGTGTTTGGTTCTACATTCCACCATACAATGACACTGCCTCTTCTAGGTTGAATGTTTACACCTAGATGATTGAAACCAGTTTCACCTCCTTTCGGAACATCTCTTAAATATCCTAAAACAGTAATCAATCTTTGACCACCATTCTTCATATACTCCTCAGTATCGACATCATCTGATTCATCAAAACTATCCCAATGATAATCGTATTCTTCATTTTCTTTGTAATGCACAACTTGAAATGGTTCTGCATTCTTCAATGGCATTCTAACCATTTGTGAAATACGGTCAGCAACACCTTTAATTACATCTGTTGTGTCATGTTGCAACCATGTATTTGAACCTGTTCTCTTACTATGTTTCTGACCTTTGCCATCTTTACTCGCAACGGATGATCTTTCCATATCTTGCCATGTATAACGAAGTATCTCTTCGCATTCTTCTTCTGATACAAAGTCATGCACGATTGCAATCATTTGTTTATCGTTATCGTAAATGTGTATCATACGCCGTATAAGTTTCTATATTGTTGTCTTAGACCAAACAATTCTTCTACATGTTCTTTCGGGTCTGAGACAAATAATTGAAATGTATCTAAACCCTCAACTGCCACAATGGCACATATCTCTTCTATAGGATGACCTGTAAGTTCTTCAACCATAATTGCATAGGCAGTCATTTGTAAATACCATGGTTTTGCCATATACTCTTGTTTTGGTTTTGAACTTGATTTGAAATCTATGATTGAAAGTTGATCATTGGATATACCAATACAATCAACACGACCTGCCATTTGTAATTCATGAGAATACAAAGGTGCTTCAAGAGCAATAGGTATGATATCATCTAAAACAGGTTGAACTGTCTTGAACATTTGTTCTTGTAGTATGTTATCAAACTCGATAAAGTCTTTTTCTTTTCTGAGATAATCTTCTACATGTTGATGAAACGAGGTGCCTCTTTTTGTTGCCCTCTTTGTTATTTTATTTGCTGTTTCTTCACCGACTCTTTTACGCCAGAGTTTAATATGTTCTCTTGATTGTAGACCTACAACTGTAGTCACACTAGGATATTTCATATCATCTTCGCCAAGATAATATCTTTTACCCTCGTGATTAACTGTTTTAAGGTTTATGTTTTCTAAATCTGTAAGTTCTAAAAGGTTCGTTTTCAATTTTGTCATAATGTATTATACTATTTTTTCTTTTGTAATGCAATGTGTTTCTTAACAACTTCTTTTGTTTTGATATCTCTTATTGATTTGTTTTGATTAAGGTCTGAACCAGGGTGTGCATCGCCTATCTTTGATAACACTTCTTTAAAACCTGCATCTGTTTTGACTCGATCGCCATGACCACCAATAATTTGTGGTGCAGATATCTGTTGTAGTAAATGTGGATTGTTTTCTTTAAACTCGTCTAAGTCTTTGTAAGACATGAAGTGTTCTTCAAAATCACCTGTCTCTTTGTTTAGGAATTCGTAAGTCGGCATTCTACTATCTCTCTCACTTTCTTTTCACTGTACCACAAACTACTAAACAACTCTGTTTTGCCGTCTGACCATTCTACAATATATCTTTTATAACCAAAAGGTCTGTCTGAAAATATCCTTACATCGCCATATGATTCTACTAATACTCTCATGCTACTCCTTGATAACCTTGCCACCAATCTGGTGCAGGTCTTTTCCACTCCCACTTTGCAAACGGTTTTGCCATGTGATAGTAATTTCTATAAGCCTTGACTGCATCGCCATTTACAATACAATCAGGATAATGTGACATTGCTTGTGCAAACTCTGTAAGATCACCAATAGGTATATTTTTTGGTGGTTGTGCCAGTAATATGCCTATCTTTCTAAATGTCTCGTGAACTCTGCCTCTGCGAAACTGATACTCTAGTGCCATTTCGTGGAAGTGTTCGTAATGCCATTCATAGTTTGCCTTTGACTGCATAGTCCATGTTGTGCATGGATGGTATTTATGAACTGCCAGATAATACAAATTATCTCGTTCATCACCGAATGAATAGTAAGTTTGAATTGTTTTGCCAGACCTTGATGGTCTTTTCTCTGGTGTGCCGTCTAGTAATCGATGTGCAGTAGATAACATTTGTGCAGACTCGACAATCATTTTAGGCACATGTTTGTCGCACAACATTTGAGCTGCTACTCGTGGGTCTTTATCTAATACAAATATATTCATTTATAAAATATGTGATTATTAATATGCACAGTTTCGTTTAGTGAATCTGCCCAATATGGAAGTATATTGTCTGCATGATAATGTGTGGCACCCTCTGTAATATCTGGATATTTACCCATAAGAACATCTGATGCAATTAAGTAAGATTCAAAGAATGTATCAGTGTCTAAAGGTTCATCTGATTTGCCATCACAAAACCAACTAAACTGACATTGGTGTCTGACTGGTACCATGTTGCCTTTCCAGTTCTCACGCCATTTGGATTGATACACAACATCACAGGCAGTATTACCGTATGCACTATGTTCCATTCTATTTAATACAACTTGTGCAACTGCAACTTTACCTGCGAGTGGTTGATTACCTGCCTCGAAGTAAATGTTTTTTGCCATACAAACTGTTTCGCCATTCTCATCTGATGCATACATCTTAGATGATAGGCCTGCAACTAGACCTAGAAATGCGCCTAGTATGAAATAAAAGTATCTAATTCTCACGACTTGTTTTTTAGTCCTATAATACACTATGACCTCCTCTTAGTCAAGTTAGTTTTCTCTATCTAGGATAGATCGTAAATGTTTCAGCGAACTGTCTAATACAATGAGATGCTGGTCTCTTGTAAATACCAGGTATAGATTTACCTCTGTATCTAACTCTTGAAGGAAACTTCTTCAAGAATTTTAACACTATAGGATTCTCTCTCTCATTTATAGGTAAGTTTGCATACTTAATATCGTATAAGTTTATCATATTAATACCCACTTGTATAACAAGAATATTCAGTAGCACAGTTTACGGTGCCACAAACACACTCATTTTTTTCTGCCCTTTTAGCAGCTTCTTTCTCTTCTGCAACCATATCTTCTTGATATGATTTAAGATCGTTTAATGTTAGTTCATTCATAATTTACCTCAAATAATCTGGACCATAAATTCTCATAGAATTAGGGTCACAATAAGTTTTAATATTAATATTAAAAAGGTTACCTCTTGCTTTGTTTAAAGCAGGTGTTTTCCAACCAGCTGCTTTGAGTATATCACCCTCTTTAAATTTTGGATTTGATTTGTTAATAAAACCCCATACTGTCCTGTCGTCACCATTTTCACAAGTTATTATCTTGATGTATTTTGGACCAACTTTGTAAGTAGTGGTTGTATTTTCACGAGTGTGTTCCCACCTCTCATGAGTTGCCTTAGTGATTGACTCACACAACTCATTGACTAGATACATAAGGTCTTGTTCTTGATTGACCTCGTTTACTAATTCTGATAGTTTCATATTTTCTCCTTTATTACTCATCATGGACATAATAACAAAAAATGAGACCTATTGTCAACCCTTATTGTAGTCAAGATAACCTATGACTGCCTTTCTTTCATCTGGTGTAAGATCACCGACAGTTTTGACTCTCGCCCATGTGGTGCCTATAGTCGTAAGTTTATTACCTGCCACAACGGCACAATTCCACAAATAATCATCTTTAGGGAATAATTTATTTTCTTCACACAACCTTATCATGTTGCGACCAATTTCTACAAGTTTCTTCACCTCTGGCGAATCATCGTAGTATGAAAAATTTGACATTTCTTTTCTCCAATAGTTAACATAGATAGTATTCTATCAAAAAGTGAAAGTCATTGTAAAGTGGTTTATACGATATTTTTTTGAATGTCGTCTAGTTCTTTTAGTTTCTTTGTGAGAATATCTAATCTGTTAGGCCAGTAGATATAATCTTTATCAGAATCTTTAGCAAGATTCTCTAAAAGAGGACGGATGAAGTTATCAAGTTTTTCGATAACTGCTTTTGCGGTCGTAGTTGTTTCAACTATCTTAGTGTCAACAGATGCCAACTCATCGGCATCCATAGCGGTAAAACCAAAATCATTGTATTCTATATTTGTATCTGACATAGTATTATTTATAGTATTCGGACCATGAATGTTGTTTTTCACACAAGATATGTCGTTCTACTTCATCTGTTTGTTGAATGAGTGTCATGGTGTATTCGCCTTCTTCGAACACACCTTTTGGCACTGTAAAGTATTGTGGGTCTTCATCGATTCGTTCTGATGATTTAGGACTTCTGTTTAAATTAAACCAGTGTAAGTCAACATCACACAACTTATCATAAGGTAGTGATAATAATGACAATGCAAATTTATCTTCCTTTTTATAAATCTGCAAAGGTATTTCTGCATATCTAGTTCCTAGAATAGTGCAAAGTTTATCTGATATAGGAACTCTGTAAAGATTACCCTCTCTAGTAATATTACTAAGAGATGTAACCTCCATCTTTGATATTATCGGTATCGCCATCTTCATCATCTGTTTGTGCAGATACAAACTCACCACTCTCTTGTAGTTCAGTAATGTATTCATCTACTTGTGATAAGAAGTCGTCTATCATTACTGCTTTTGTATCCGTCATTTTAACTGTAAACTCTAAGTCTTTTGCTATCTCGTTGATTTGATTTTTCTTCATTCTGTTTAGTTCTGTTCTAGACGGAATGACTACTTCTTCAAACTCTTCTTCGACTACATCAACTTCATCTGCAACTATATCTTCTGCCTGTGTTTCATTGACTTGTGCCTTTGATATAACAGGTGCTGAAGATTCTTTTTCAACCTTTTCAACTTCATCTAAAAATGATTCTGTTGTGGTACCCTCGGCCATTTGACCGTTTTCTTCTTCCCATTCTTTGAATGATTTTTTAGCTGCTTCTGTTTTAGCATTGAACTCATCTAATTCTGTGTGTGCCTTTTTCATTGCATTATCAATTTCTTTAGGTTCTGGATTTAATGCCCTTGCCATTTCAAATGCACGAGTAGGTTTACTTTCTACATTAGGTGTTTCTGCAACATTGCCCTCGACACCTGAAAGTGCCTCTAGTTTTGCTTCTGCAATTGCAAGTTTATCTTGTAGATTTTTTCTGAGTGTTCTCTCATCAACCAACTTGGCTTCTTCTGCAACTTTTACCTTGTGTTGTTTCTCTAATAGTTCAGCCTGTTCTTCTTCTGCAAGTTGTTGTAATCTCTTTTGATTACTCTCCATCATAGTTCTGTAATCAATGTTTGCTTTGTTAAGATCGTCTCTCAACATAATAATAGCATCGAGTTCACTAGTCTTAACTAGACCTGCTTTGAGATGTTGTTCTAAAAGTAGTTGTGCGATTTGCACTGATTGAGGTGAGACTTGTGATTTGTAAGTAGAGATACGCTCTCTAATTCTTTCACTCTCTGTAGGTTCTACAACCTGTTCTGCGAATGTTTTATTCTCTTCATTCATAATTAAAAATCTCCATGGAGTCCGACACGACTAGAAGTATGTATATCGGAAGTATACTTACTTCCCTCTTTTATATCTATAGTCTCTGCGGACATATAATATTTATCCAATGTTTGCATTCGGAAATGCTTTACTGGCAATCTCCTTAGTAATGTGTTTGAAAGGCCAAATCTTGTCCTTAACCAAGTCCATCATCTCTGCTTCTTTGGCTGGAATGCTTTCTAACAATTCAATCCACATTGTTTCTCTACGAGTCTTTGGCACTTCTTGTGTGCAAAAGTATTTAAACTTTTTAAATTCAAATCGTAATGCACTCTCAGATAAGTCTGATGCAGGTGCATCGTTTACTTTGTAAGGTGTCTTACCCTCAGGCAATGTTGATTTGATTCTATCGTTATACACCCATTGTAATATGTCTTGTAAGGCACCGTTGTTTTGACCATAGGTCATAAGTCCATTAACTGCAAAGAGTTCATTCTCTTGTGCAACTAAATCTGCCTGACAAAATATCTCATAGGCGTCTGAGTTTTTAAATAACTTTTTCTTTTCAGTAATCAGTTCCATTTTAGGTTTGTTTGGCGCACCCTTAGGTCTGCCTCTTCCTTTTTTCTTCGTTGTCATAATATTGCAAAATCTCCTGCTTGATCTAATAACTGATTGAGACGGTGTTTTTGAAGATATGGTAAAACATTACCGAGTGTTATCGCTGTTTCATCATACTCTTCTAATATTGCAGACTCTATATCGTCTGGTATAAAACTTAAATCAATCAGCGTTTGATTTCTTAAATAATTTCTATAGTATTTATCGTCCTTTTCTATACTAATCCTGAGATATTTTTCTAACACAGGTTTTCTTAATGGTGTCTGCCTGATGCCCTCGTCTAAACAATTATCGTTTGATAATATATTAGGCACGCCATCTGACTTATCACCTTTTAGAATATGTTCTTTTAAAAACATATCAGGTTCAGGACAATCTATCATCTTGTTAAGATTAGGTGACCACTGTTCAACATTATCGTTATGTAATTGTTGAAAGTCTTTATCACCACTGATAATCAAAACTTTTTCTTTTGCATGTTTAGTAAGTATTGCAATGATGTCGTCTGCCTCACATTTCTCTACATACATGTATCGATAAGGAAAGTTCTCTTTGATTTCCATTTTCACTTTATGTAAAGTGTCGAAGATCAACTGCCAATCTTTATCATCTGCCTCTCTTGATTTCTTTCTGTTTGCTTTATACAAAGGAAAGTAATCTCTACGCCAAGGATTAGATGCATCAGTGCATAACACTATCTCGCCATACTCTTGTGCATATCTCTTTTGGTAATTTCTGAGACTGTTGAGAATCATATGTCTCAACATGTTTTCATTGATTTCGCCATTGTTGCTTTTTATTTGTGCCATCAGACCGGCGATAATAGTCTGGGTAAAGTCAATTAATATCATGTTATAAGTATACTATTAGTGTATGTCAATCGTCAAGTGGTTTTGTCTTTTAATATTTTCTCACAATGAGGACACTTCAAAGGTATATCTAGAAGTTTACTAATTGCTACATGTTTATCGAAGTCTTCTTTTTCTTTTTCAGGTGGTGCAAACATTTCAGACGGAAGTGGAAACCCTACATGTTCTGTCATTTTCTTTTTTTATAACCAGTAGAAGATTGTATTTGTGCGATTCTATCGTTGTGTGCCTTTCTCATTTTCTTTTGAAATCTTTTTCTTTCTGAGTCTGCTTTCCATTCTGTCTCATTCTTTGCGATATACTTATCACAACCCTCTTGTAGTCCCATAACGAATTTAACGAATCTTTTTTTCTGAGGTATAGTCAAGAATGAGTATGCTTCTATAAAGTCTTCCTCGTCACTGGTAATCTCTTCCAGTAGAGGATTGAAACTGTCTCTCATGATTATTACAAGTCTCTTTTTAAATTCTAGTTGTGTAAGATATTTGTCCATCTTAAAAGTGGACTTACAATTGTTATCTAAAAATAAATCGATCTGATACTCAACCTCGCCTAAGGCATTGTTGGCTTTGTTGTGCATCGCCTGTTGTATCTTGTTCATTACTGTAAACTAACATTACCCGCCACGCTGATTCTGATCTTGCCTGTCTCATAGTGTGCATACACTGTATGTCTCAACCATGACGGAAAAATTAATATATCTCCTCTTTTTGGTATATGTTGAAAGGAAGTCCAGTTCATCCAGTTTCCTTCTCCATAAAATAACTCTATCATTCCTGCTAAAGGTTTTTGATTATCGTAGTCAACAACCTTATTGTCATATTCATTATCTTGTATTTCTTCAACAGATAAATCTTCTAAGTCATTTCTTGTATATATAACAAAAGAGAAGTTACCAGTGTGTTGATGCACAGGATTATATTCTCTAGCCTCTTGAATATTAGACCAAATACTGTCTAGAGTCATTGCTGACATAGGCAGTTCTTGACCACCAGATGTCTGTTCAAAGAAATGTTTACAATGATTTAATATAACATTTCTAGTTGTGTCTGATATCACTTTATCTAAGTGTGTTTGTTTTTTAATACGACCTGCAAGTTGACCACTCGCATCAAATTCAGGTTTACCACCTGCTTCTTCTATTCTTATATCAAGTTCCTTTATTATATTCTCATCAATTTTATCTATGTAAATTGGTGGACCAAAAGGAAATATTACATTATTCATTTGCTAACCTCTCAAAGTGTTCTACGATTTGTGTCATTAACGGTGCATCGACTTCTGCACCACTGTCTCTCATTGCATCTTCTATGCCTTGTGTATGTGGGGCATGATTGACTTCTAATATAATCGGTGAGTTCTCTTTGTCTGAACGAATGAAATCTACTGCACACCATCTTGCATTGACTTGTGTAGCTGCCATAATGCAGTGTTGTTTTTCTATATCTGATAGATCAACGGACTTTACTGAGGCACCTCTTGAAACATTTGACCTGAAATCTCCTTCTTGTGGTGTTCGTTTCATGGCCGCTATGACTTGACCATCTAAGACATGAGCACGATAGTCATGTTTGTGTTCTACATATTCTTGTAGAATTACATCATCACCTGATTGATGCACTGCCTCTTCTTTGTATAATGTTTGTATTATTGTTTTGAGACCTAACATTGTATCTGCAATCATGATACCGATACCGTATGAGCCTTCTAATTTTTTTACGACAACAGGAAACTCTATGTCTAAATTATAAAATTGTTTTTCTATAATGTCATCACGAGAACTCGCAATCATAATTGTTTTAGGTTGTGTCAAACCTATTTGTTCTAACATCATGTGACAACGCCACTTATCGTTGCAGACTTCTTGTGTCTCACGAGTATTGACCATAGTTGCACCTAACATTTCCATCTCTGTAAGTTTATTCAGATAACCTTTTCTGTTCTTACAAGGTCCTCTTGTGAAGACAACTGTATTGTCATGCACATGTTCTTTTACAATGTCATGTCTGACATCAAAAAAATGAAAAGGTATTTCTTTTTCACCACAGATATTAGAAAGAGTTTGCAACTCTCTGCCTTTACGATCTGTTGCTAAGACAACTTTAAATTTCTTTTTTTTCATGTAGTTTTACAAAATACTCCGCATCAATTACGACTAGAGGTTTCTTTCTATTCTTTTTTATTACAACGACTGGTTCATAACCTTTGCAGTTTGATTCTGCTTGTTCGTATGCAGACCAGACATTGACCTTTTCTTGATTCTTACATTCTACACTATAGGGAAATCTTTGTCTAGTGAGTTTACCCATAATGATATCTTCACCACTAGAACCCATAGGTCTAGATTCTAAATCTTCTTCGTCTGCATGTAAGTGTTCTATGAGTTTAGATACAACCCATTTCTGTAGGTTACGACCTTTCGCTTTCGCTGAACTTGTTTTCATAATATATTCTCATAATTCAATTGCAAATATTTTACTCTCATCTACTTTGACTTGTTCTAAATCAAAATTAATTGAGACACCACATCCACAACTTGATTGTTCTTTTGGATTTATAAACTTAAATATTTCGTTAAGACCCTCTTTAATATAATCAAGAGTCATACCATTTATATAGGGCAAAGACATCTTATCTATAACAAATTGTAATTTACCAAAATCAATTACAATGTCATTAACATCTTTTGCATCAACTGAGTCAAAGATATATTCAAAGCCTGCACAACCGCCACCTGTTATACCAAGCCTGATATAATTAAAGTGTTCTTTTTCTTTTTTCTCTAGAAGTTTGACAATCGCCTCATCAGTGATTTCTAAAATATTATCCATCTAACTATTTATCATCAAATTAAATTCTTCACATTTAATACATTTACCACATTTATTATAATGCACACAACTCTGGACTAAATCTTTTATATCGTCTCTTAAATAATCCCATTGTTGTTTCTTTGTCCACCCTATCAGTGGTGCTGATATAGTTTGTTTATTTTTCCAATCAAGATGCATTTTATAAGAACCATCTTCGTTCTTAGAATCTTTATCGTGATAACCATCAACGAGTCTAGGTATATTTTGTAGTGCTTCAAATATATTTTGCACTTGATATTTTGTAGGGTCAACTATAGAACAATCACCTAGACCGTCATTAAATTCTATGAGACCACTATTTGCACCCCAATAAAAATTCTTTTCTCTATAAAATCTTAACGATACATTACACATTGCTAATAACCAGTGTCTTGTAGAATATAAGTATCGAGATTTTTTAAGACCATAATCTTGATGTGTATGTATTATAAGTTCTACATCGAGAAGATCGCAAATCTTTTGTATGTGTTCAGGTACTTGTTTTGCTTGTGTGTTAGAATTAGGATAATGACTGTAGATTGCAATTGGATGATGATATTGATCTTTTAAGTATTGTAATAATGCTGTTGATTCTACACCGCCTGAGAATGCAACAATCATTCGTCAGGTATATATTTTGTTTTATCTCTGATACAATCAAAAGGTATATCAATTTCTTGATCATCGGGAACATATAAATGATTAATCATAGAACGATTACAAGTATCGATTGCATCGTATATTGTTTCGCAGATTGCTTCACCGCCTAGATTAAATGATGTGTTGAATATAATTGGCACACCTGTTCTTTCATAGAAACCTTTAATTAAATTATAATAATTTTTGTTCTGTTCTTCTGTGACTGTTTGTATTCGACATGTATTGTCTGCATGAACGAGTGTAGGAATATCTTTGAGTGCTTTAGGTTTAC